TCCTAACTACATCCAATCTTTGAAAGTGGTAAAGATTAATGGTCAGGTTAATCAATACACATTGACCATGATATATCAAATTACACCAGACGCAGATCCTAACTTCTTTGAGAAGGTATTTAGCTCTGTCCGAGATAGTCGAAAGATTGTGTTTTCTTATGGAGATGTATCCATGCCAAACTTTGTCTATAAAGATGAGGAGGCAATCATCACAACAGTGCGTTCGCGTTTTGAAGCAGCTGCAGCAAAGATTACTTATACTGTAGAGGCAATCAGTTCAGCTACACTACTGGCAGCCCGGAAGGCCAACTTCCCAGCTCGTACAGCTCAACCTAGTAGTGTTATCTATGAGATTCTCAAAAACAACGCACGCTATGGATTGCAAGATATTTTTTATGGTATGCGTAATGTTAAGCAGGTGGAACAGCAGGGCTTAATTGCTCGAGATGATAAGATTGTCTCAATTTCGATGAAGACCAACATTTCGGTATTAGACTACATTACTTATCTGGTTTCTTGCATGACTCCAGTTTCAGATGCTAAATCCAGTTTGATTAAAACAGGTATGTATGTCTTGAATGTCGTCGATGATGTTAGTACAACCTTTGGTGGTCCTTACTTTACAGTTAAGAAATTAAGTCGAGCTTCATCCTTCAGCGATCGAGGTTTAGGCACTTATCAGATCGATCTGGGTTACCCTTCACAAAATGTCGTAACAGCCTTTAATGTCGAAAACGACGAAAACTACTCCATCCTTTATAAATATACTAATCAGCTAACAGATGAGCAGTATTCGTATCGCATTAATGATGAAGGTAAATTGGAGCCTGTGTATGCACCTCTTTTATCTTCTAGCAATTCCTTATATAAGACTACAGAGGCAGATCGTTCTTGATGGACGGCTGTGACAGAATATCCAATTAAGGCTTCAATTGAATTAAAAGGATTATTGCGACCTGCATTATTGATGGCTTATGTTAAATTGAATGTTTATTACTTTGGTAAGAAGCATATCAACTCGGGAACCTATGTCATTACTCAGCAGGTAGATGATATTAGTATGACAGGCGGTTTCAAGACTACTTTATCCCTAGTTCGTATAGCTGGTGATGATGATTTAGGAGCAGCTGATGCCTATTCTGCAGGGCCTAATACCATGACAAAAGCTGCTACACAAGGTGCAATGCAGCAACCATCTCAAGCTCAGGCTTCGAAGAAAAAAGTTCAATGGACACCACCTCATACTGGTATTGAGTAATGTATACATATTATGTATTAATAATAATATTCAAAACAATATGTATTAATATATAACGGGGACACTATGATTACAAAAGGTTATATTATTAAAAAAGTCAGTGAGGAGTCTAACAAGTTTGTTGTTAGACTCCCTATTTATGAAACAGTAGATAATCCTACTGAGGAAGCCTTGTATGAGGCTACTGTTTCGTATGTGCCAGGTAACCTGAATGTTTATAGGCCTGGAGATTGTGTTTTTGTTAGCTTTGAAGATAATGACCCTTCCAAGCTTGTCATTCTTGGTAAGTTATATTTAGGAGATGACGAAGAGGCAGTGGCAGCTCAAAATGCTCAGACGCTAGACGTTAGTGGCACTACCCAGCTTTCTTCAGATACCTATGTGGGAGGCGTGCGTATTGATAAAGCTTTTGCTTCCAAGGTGGATATCCAAAATATTCAGCAGCAAGTAGATAAGCAAATTACCTACAGAATCAAGCTTGATTCAGAGGGAAATCCCATAACTTAAGCTAAATTTAATAGTAGGAAAAGTATGTTGAAATCCATTTCATTTCCCCAAATGTTTGGGAAGGTCAATACAAAAGTAGTAGCGGATCACGAGGCCACACTGCAGAACTTGAAGTATCTTTTATCAAGCGAGCAGGGTGAGCTCCTAGGTGATCCTTATTTTGGTGTTAAGCTTAAGAGATATCTATTCGATCAAAACAATTATGTTCTAAAGGATATTTTGATTGATGAGATCTATACACAGGTAGCCACTTTTATGCCTCAGTTGAGGATTTCAAGAAAAGATATAGAGATTGAGCAAGATGGTACAACATTGAATTGTTCAATCAAAGCAATTAATTTATTAGACTACACAACAGATATGTATAACATTGTACTGTTGACTGGAGAGGAGCGAATTTAATGATTACTCAAAAAGAGTTAGATATCTCGAATGAAAGTTATATTCGTAAAGATTTTGCGACTATATATCCTGAGCTTGTTGAGCTTTGTCAAAAGATCACAGAGCGTTGGAATCCAACAACTTCAAACGAATCTGATCCAGGTATTGTGTTAATGAAGTTGGCAGCATTCGCAGCCGATAAGAATAATTATAATATTGATAAAAATATTCTTGAGTCTTTTATGCCTTCTGCTACTCAGGAAAGCTCCATGCGCATGTTGTGTGAAATGAACGGATATAACATGAAGTATTATCGTTCCGCCACAACTCCAATTTCGTTTATGTATAATGGAGATCTTTCAACAGAAGAGGGTAACTCACTAAGCTTCTCGCTGAAAAGATATACAACAGCCGTTAAAACTGAAGACGATAGTTTAACTTATACTCTGATTGCTGACTGTCCTATTGCTTATGCAGGGGTTACATCTACTGCATTAGCAATTGAAGGTTCAATTAATTTGTTAACAGTTGGCGATGAATCGGTCATTCGTTTAGTTAATATGGATGAGAACAATCGTGTATATCTGCCTGAGCGAATGGTTGCTGAAAATGGTATCTTCATTCATGATGTAGATAGTAACAATGCTTGGTCTCAGGTTAATAACTTGAACACCCAGATCCTAGGATCGAAGGTATTTAAGTTTGGATACGATTCTCAGCGGGAGTTGCCATATATTGAGTTCCCAGCTGATATCGCTTCTTTAATTGGTAATGGGTTATATATTTACTACACGATTACCTCTGGCGTTCAGGGTAATACAGCTGCTGGAACAATCACTGCTTTGTCAGCTCCAGATCAGGTAGAAGCAGATCAGTTAGATGCAGATTTTAATCCAATCGTTATTTCGGATCTATCTGATAATTTAAAAATTAATAATGCAGCTGCAGCATCAACTGGAAGTGATCCAGAATCAATTGATGAAGCATACTCTAATTTCAAAAGAACTATTGGTACCTTCGATACTCTAGTCACCTGTCGAGACTATGCAAACTTTATCTACAATATTGTAGATGATTCTACTTTGAATTATTTAGTCTCAAATGTTCAGGCGGCTGACCGGAGAAAGGATTATAACTATTCAAATAATATTATTACCTTTACTCCAGATGAAGGCTCCTTCTTAAGCTCTTTCGTTTCTGAGGCAAATATTACGCCTTATGAGCTGTGTTTGTATCCTTTAAAGCCAATCACAGCAAGTTACACTCAGGCGACGTATGACACGTCTTTTCAGCCTTTAAACTTAAGTGAGGTTATTGAGAACAAAGATTTAGAGAATGCCAAATGCATGTCTCATGATTATAAAGAATTAAGTGCTTCGGACATTTATTGTTTTAAGAACAAATATAATTTGGATATCCGAATTTCTACTTATGAAAAATTAAACAATTACCAGCAGAGTATTTTGTTAGGTAATGTCAAGACAGCACTATATCGAAACTTTAATGCTCGTGCTATTGAGTATGGTGAACCAATACCACGCGATACTTTAAAGAGCGTTATTCGAAGTGCAGATAGTCGTATTAGTGATGTTGATTTTGAAAACTGGGGTTTGACTACCTACTTTATGACCAAGGATGGTAATGAGGTAGAGATCACTGATCAATCTTCAGCTAGTGTATTACAAGATTTGATAGCCAAGAATATTTTGGCAGGTACCATTTCTTTATTCGAATATACTGACAGTTATGATTTGGAGTTTGGTCAAGGATATGCTAACTACACCCCACACGTGCCTCAATATAAGATTGGGGACGGTGCATGGCAAGACTATCCTTACTCAGGTTATCCACATATTAATTATGTAGATACAGAAGTGAGAATTCCTTATGGCAGAATCCTGTCTCCCGAGACTGAGGATTGGGAATGCTTAGCACCAAGTGCCGATCCAGAAAACTCTGGTTACAGATTGCAAGCTAATGAGACCTTGCAATTTATTGAACCTAATCTTCAATCTGCACTACAGTATGGTACCTATGTCAATTATCGTGTAGAAGGGTTGACTGATCCTATTGCTGCTAATACTTCACACCGTTTAACTGGTAGTGAGCGTTTAAGTGTAGTGTATACGGATGCTGATACTGGTTTGGAAAAATCGGTTGTGTATACGGCCTCCAGCATTATTGAAAATGGGGTTGAAACTCAGGTCAATGCAATTAATATATTCAAGGCTAACTTTGATTTAGTGAATACGAGTGATAGTGTATCCTCGGCTTCTATTATTAAGGGTGGAGTTAAGTATTTGATCTTAGGCTCCAATCAAACAATCGATAAGCAGGTTTATGTAAGAACAGTTTTGGATGATGCTATCTTGCGTTGCTATTGGTTAGTCAATAACCCAACAAACACTCTCTTTACTGCGACTGGAGATTTGGAATATATCTTAGGTGAAGGTGAATACTTTATCTATTCGAATTCCAACTTAACTGAGTTAACAGTTTTAGGTTCAGGTACAAGATTAACTTTGGCTGAAGCTCCAACAGCTGACTGGACGATTGCTGATGAAAGTTTAATTACAATTGAAAATATCAGTGATAAAGGTCTAGGAGCTTTCAGTGAGGTAAACTGGCAGAGTAAATATCTGTCCAATAACTCCTTAACCATTGAAGAGATGACGTTGACGTCTTTCGCTGAAGGGGACAGAGTTACAATTTCTGACTGGGATAGTTCTTCTGAATATGTAGGTAATGATTGGATTGCTTTACCTAATACTGCAGTTGTTACAGCAGTTAGAGCTGATGGCTCAAAAGTGACTTTAGATGTCTTACCAAGTATGGAAGCGTCTACGGCGAGATTGGTAAGATCCTATTTAAATCTTAACTGTGGTCCAAATAGACCTCAGTTGTTACGGTTTAATCATTTTGTACAATTAAAGTATATTCCAGCTGATCAAACTGAAGAGCCAATCTACTATCAGTTAAATGATAGGCAGGCTGATTGGAAGGATAAAGATGCTTACCACACTGCCTATTTCAAATCAGGATATCTGTTACAAGAATTGGGTGGTACAGATTTAGCCATTGCTTCAGTTAGTAACTTGTTATATTCATTGGAATTAACAGAGGGCGTGCACTTCATTTTGTATCAGAGTGGTACCGTATCCTTAGCAGGACAAGCTCTTGAGCGTAATGGTAATGGATTATTTGCCTTCCCTCTGAATCAGTTTAATGGTACTGATGTTCCATTGAGCATTTTGCCTTTGGAAGAGGAAGATGAGTACATCTTGATGTACTATGATAAGTTTACTACAAATATTACTCTGACCATTCGAGCTGATGCAAGAGGTATTGCTCTCTTCAATCATCAAGATACTGGTGGTTCCAGTGTTACATTAATGCCAGGTATTAACATTGTGAAGTTACCACGTGCAGCTGGTATTAAGGAATTACGTCTTAGCCATACGGGCACTTTAAGCGATACTGAAAGTGATACTCTGTATGTGGGTGCAATCAGTTTGGCAAGTGGATACAATGCTTCATTTGGCAATATGGATATGACTGGGGTGCTGGCACGTTTAGTTAGTGCTGCAACAGTTGATGGTGTAGATAAGTTTAACTATCTGTATCAGCCAAGTAATGAGGAAACGATGGACACTTCCAATTTGCTAGCTCCTGAAGCTTTATGGGATAAGAATAACATTGCTAATATGTTTACCTTAGCTCAGATTGATTTTGATAACTCAAGTATCAGCTTAACGAATGCTTCGAAATTGTAGGAGGAAGTTGCATGCCATTATTACAAGCGTGGAAAGCTTCGCCTCGAAAGTATAGTGAGGATTCACGAGACTTTCAGTTAATTGAACATCTTTATGATCTAGCACTGAATAATAGTAAAACAGCTATTGATGCATTTGATCCAGTAACACGGACATCTATCGATAGCAAGTTATTGAATCTGGCTTGCAAAACTGTTGGCTTTGATAATAAGGGTGACTATGATGCTTCGGTGTTGGATAAGGTTGTTCATACTTTTAAATATTTTGTACGAAATAAGGGGAAGAAATCAACTATTGAAGATGCTGTAAAACTTCTCCTTAATTCGCAACAAATCACAAAAGAGTATCTACTGTTAGTTGCTAATCATAATGTGGAATTGTACTTACCAACAACAACTCGTAATGTGCGCTTATTGCAGGAGTTGTTTGACTATATTTTGCCAGTAGGTTATACTTATACTATTAAGCTGCAAGATATTAGTACTGCAGACTACGATGATTACTTGACAGTAATTGATAAGTCCACTTATAGATGGGCTCCAGATTTAGAATTAGGCTCTCTCAATTATATTGAACCATTGAAAGAGGCTGAACAGTCTGGTTCAGATAGAGATATGGAGGCAGCACCTTCAGTGAATATTGAAACGGTGGTGCCAAGTCGTGATGTGGAGGATAACTAATATGGAAAGAAAAACTTCCTTAGTTACCTCTCCCACTCAATCTGCCCTCGCCTATCGTGGCGAGGTGACAGTGGAGCTGGTGAAGGGTGATAAGGTGTATCAGGTCATTCGTCAGCACAATGAGGGTACAGCCGAATTATTTAGATATTTGGCAAATGCCTTGGCAGGCAATGTAAATACAACTAACATGCCAAGGTATTTGCATACCTTCAATGCTGAGAATCCAGAAACGGATCAGGGTGATAACCTATATGGAACAAATCGTTCAACGTGTGCCTTAAACGTACCATTTAGTAATGTAGAAGTTCGTTACGATAGTACGCTTGATGGTTATAGCACAGAGTATACCTTCATGATTCCTTTCTCACAGATCTGGGGTACAACAAACGTATTAGCCTTATATAACACAATTGCTTATGGTAATGCTATTACACCTTTAGCTTTTATTAGATTAAATGAGGATCAGTGGATTAGAGCCTCTTCGTCTAACACAGCCAACGTTGTTGTTCGCTGGGTTATGACAGTATATAATGCCCAAGTAGCAGAGTAAGGAGAATATAAAATATGAGTTATCTAACTAGTCCAAATGTAAGAGTGTATCCTGCTGCGCTGCGTGGGGGTACAGATAGTTCCGTTCGTGATACGATTTATGATCCAGAATCACGAATTGGTACAGAGTTCAATTTAACGAACCCTGTGAATCGTTTAACGATTAATGGATCCTTTGTTATTAATAATGCTCACCAGAGTGGTTGATTGGAGTTTAGTGTTCACGGTTATTACTTTAAGGCTCAGGTGCTAGAGTGGGATTCTACTGCACAGAAGTGAGTTCCTAATGCACGTTTGAACTTGAGTAGTGCTACAAAGCTGTATGGTTCGATTAGATTGACTCAGCTGACTCAATCAAGTGCTAGTACAACTTATCAGTTAATTTCATTGAGTCCTTGATCAGGTACTCAACAAATCCTAGACGATAGTGACTCTGGTGAATTCCGTGGTGTATATATTTCTGATACTATTGAAGGTTCAGAATTCCAGCGTGAAGGTGTCTATAGCTTATTGCTGCTTCAGAAGTCTGGAGACGAATGGATTGTTCCAGCAACAAGCTGCTTACGTTTTGACTCTTCTATGGTTGCTGTAGGTCAAACTCCACTGAGCGACATCTTGGGTGAAACTGAGGGTGAGATTACCTTAACAACTGACCATGCGGCTATCGGAGATGCAATCTTCGATGAGGCAACAATTAACACTCTACACAATACAGTCTTGATTGGTAGTAAGGGACAGATTAGTAATGGCGTTGCAGAGAAAGCAATTGCCATTAGTGATTCTAATGGCACTCTGCGCAGTACAAATTCAACTCACGCTATTTATTTAAATGGTCAAGGTGTGCCTACAGAAATCACAGGTAATATTTCTAATGGTACTACTGGCAATGCTGCAACGGCTACATTAGCAGCAAAGTCGACAGCCTTAGAAACAGCTCGTACCATTCAAACCAACCTGGCTTCAACTTCTGCAGTCGAATTTAATGGTACTGCAAATATTACTCCAGGCGTTACCGGTACTCTGCAGCCAACTAATGGTGGTACAGGTAAAACTGCTCTAAGAGAGGTTACCGTTGGTTGGGCTTCTGGTCTGGGTTCTAGTAGTACAAATATTGGTGGCACTACAATTGAGACTAATTACAATAGAACAACCACTTTGAAATTAGCCAGTGGCCAGCCACAGATTGGTTTAACGATCTACTCCAGTAAGAGTGCTCCAGATCCAAACTATAGCAGTCTAGGTCAAACTGGTGATATTTGATTCCAGTACAACTAGGAGGTAGAGTATGGCAAATGTAAATCCTGGAGATGGCAATAAAACTCATTGGGGCGGAGAAACATCTTTAACCTATAATGGAGTAACTTTTTACATTTCCGTTGGTGCCTATACCTATTACACAACTTCTTCTGCTAATTATTCTTATGGGCCAAGAATGCGCGTAAGACGTACTGGTAGTGCTTCTACTTCCTTCACGCTTTACTATTCTGGATCACTGCAAGGACAGAGTTTTACTGGAAGCATTTATTGTCCTGCTGGAGGAGGTTCGGGTGACAGCATTATTAAACAGACAGACACCAGAACAGTTTCTGGAGCAAATGCACAAACAGCAACTATTTCTGGAACGTTCAGCTGGCGAGTTACCACAAGTGGAAGCTATGTCTCGAGAAATCCTTCAAGTCTTACTTTAAACTTTAGTAAGACAAAGACAACGTGAACGTTCAAGTCTAATGGAGGCAGTTCAGCCGACCAAACTCGAACAGGGTATTACAATCAAGAGGGGACTGCTCCTTCTTCTGCAGGTACGAAAAGCAGTCCAGAAAATGGTCAAGCAACAGTTTACTTTGATTTCAACGATGATGGCCGAACTCCTATGCAGTCAACCATTATTACTGTCACAGGAACTCGTTATTATAATTTATCAAGTTGGGGCAGCGTTAGCCCTGGTGGTAAGTTTACGTTTGATACCCTAGATCGAACCTTAAATGCTCAGTGGGCAAAAGGCGAGTTAGTTGGTGGTGGTCAGCAGGTTACATTACCTTTCGTAGCTGACCGTATTGGTTATGTTTTCAATGGTTGGTACTATGGGGGAACATATCAAGGCACGAGTGGTGGTACCTCAGCAACAGCTTTTAAGAGTGACGCAACTATTACAGCTGATTGGACAGCTAAAGATTACTCTTATGCAGTTTATTATAAAGGACCAAGTGGCGAAGATCTTTTTCCTATGGAAACAGGTACTGCAAAGTTTGGTCGTACTATAACAATTACTGCCAAGACGAAAAATGGATATACTGCCGATAGCAAGTCCAAGTCTTTGGTGATGGCTGATCAGAATAATGTTATTACTTTTAATTACAGTTTGGTGAATAATAAGATTGCTTATAACGTCGGCACTTATGGGACTCTGACCAACCCTCTTACATCTTACAATATTCAATCAGGAGAGGTGGATTCTTCTACGTTGAAGAAGTACATCGTTTTACCAGTTCCAACAATCAAGCCTGGTTATGAGCAGTGATCGTTCGTAGGTTGGACCGGTGGAGGAATTACAACTCCAACAACAGAAGTTGTAATTTGAACTGAAAGTCAAACTTATGATGGTGGAACCACTACATATACTGCTAATTACGAACGTGTTAGTAAGAGGTGAAAGGGTGCTGCAGGCATATGACGCCCAATCATGAATGTATATGTTAAGGGCACAGATGGCAAGTGGCATCTTGTACCAAAAGGTAATAGTTTTGTGAAATTAGCTTCTGGATGAACCCGCGAAGCTACAGAAGATTAAAATGTTAAGAGCTAGTTAGTTCTTAGCATTTTTATTCTCTAGAAATTGTATATAATAATATGGAAAATAATATTATAAAGTGTCCAAAATGTGGGCGGGAATACCTGCCTTGTGAAATATATTTGCCTGATGCTTTTTTAGGACGTGCGCGAGTGATTTCTCGAAACGAAGAAGGTCAGATTGATTATATAGATGGATCTAATATGGATTTAGTTGAAACCTATCAATGTGATTGTGGTCATCGGTTTAAAGTTGAAGCAAAGGTAAATTTTCACGTAGAGAGCTTAGCGGATCCTGAGCAGGGTTATATTTCACAACTATAAAATATGATTCTAATTAATGAGCGACCTTGTCAGAGTTTGCCTGGAGAGTCCTCTCTGTTTGTTGCTGGAGAATATAATCAGGATGTAATTGATTTAATGCATAGCTTAGATTTGGCTGTGTGGCAGAAGGCAACCAAGGAGTGGGAAGTTCCCGTTACCAGCTTAAGTAAGTTGATACAAGACTTACCTTATATTGACGAGGTTAAGTTACATATTCAAAATGAAGATAGAGAGGTCGTAAAGAGCTCTCTATCGCTGTCTTACAAGACTCAGCCTTATCCCTATCAGTTAGAGGGCATCCAATATGGGCTAGAACATGATCGTTGGCTTTTGTTGGATGATATGGGACTGGGTAAAACTTTAATGACTCTGTATCTAGCAGAAGAGCTTAAGGCTCAACGTGGGATTCAACATTGCTTGATCATCTGTGGCATAAATGCATTAAAGAGTAACTGGAAAAAAGAAGTTGCTAAGCATACAGACGATACTTGTATCGTTCTAGGAGAGCGAGTCAATTCAAAGGGTAGAGTATCCTATGCCACAATTGATGAACGCGCCAAACAGTTGAAGGATCCAATTGAGGAATTCTTTGTTATTGCTAATGTAGAAACTTTTAGAAGTCCTAAAGTCATTGAGGCCTATCGAAAGAGTAAAAATAAATTTGATCTCATTATTGTAGATGAGTGTCATAAAATAAAGTCCAAGACTTCTCAGCAGGGAGCCAATATTTTAAAATTAGATGCACCTTATAAGGTTGCAGCAACCGGTACCTTGATCATGAATAACCCATTGGACGCTTATGTACCTTTAACTTGGATTGGAGCTAACTGCAGTAATCTTACGAATTTCAAAAAGTACTACTGTACGATGGGTGGTTTCAATGGAACCCAGGTTATTGGTTTTAAGCATATGGATGTCTTAAAGGACCAATTAAGTCAATGCTCTTTGCGTCGAACCAAGGACTTATTAGAGCTGCCTCCAAAAAATATCATTCATGAATTGTTAGATATGAATGATGATCATCGAAAGTTTTATGATCGAATTAGGGATGGCATAAAAGATGAGGTAGATAAGGTAGAGTTAAATACTAACTCTCTTCTAGCCTTAGCTACACGATTACGTCAAGCTTCAGTGTGCCCAAGTATTTTGAGTACAGAGAATATTTCGTCTACCAAGATTGATAGGGCTGTTGAACTTGCAGAACAAATTGTAGAAAATGGGGATAAGGTTGTCCTATTTTCCAACTTTAAAGAACCTGTCAGTTTATTAGCAGAGCGCCTGCAGCAATATAATCCAGTCATAGGAACTGGAGATATCAGTGATGCAGATTTTTCGGATAACATTGATCGGTTTCAAACAGATCTAACTTGCAAAGTATTTATAGGTACAATTAGTAAAATGGGCACAGGAATTACTTTGACAGCAGCCTCCTATGCCATCTTCATTGATTGTGCTTGGACAGCAGCAGTAAATACTCAATGCGAGGATCGAATATATCGTATTGGTACCAGCAAACCTGTTTTCATCTACTATTTATGGAATGTTGGTACGTCAGATGAACATATAAAGGAGCTAGTGGAAGCGAAGGCCCAGGTTTCTGATTATATTGTGGATAATAAAATAGCAGATAACTTAACTGACGTGTTAAGGAAAATGTTGATAGAATAAGGAGATAGATATGATTAAGCTTTATAGCACTGGATGTCCAAAGTGTAAGGTACTGAAGAAAAAATTAGAAATGTCAGGTAAAGAGTTCGAAGTAATCGAAGACACTGATCAAATTACTGCATTTGCAGAGGAGCACGATATTCATTCAGCACCATTTGTGGTTACTGAGGATGGTACAATTTTAGATTTCTTAGCAGCCAATAAAGCTTTGGCATAGGAGAGGTTCATGAACATAGAGTTACAGTTATCGAGAGATTTTGAACGTACATTAGATAGTTTACGTATTAAGTATGGTTCTGATTTTGAACTGATCAATGGTGTAGATCCTAGTCAGTTGGATTACACAGAGTTTTTAAATAAGTTCACAGCTAATGATACTTTAGCTGATACGACTATTGATCCTAATGCTAATGCAAACCATAAAGACTTAAGAAGTTTCGTTACGGAGAAGGGTAAGGCTTCAGATAAGCTGTTTGGATTGAACAAGATCTTTTTAGAGATCAAGAAGAAGTGGGGTTTGCGAACTGCAAAGCAATGGCTGGAGCAAGAATATAGTAGAGGCTTTTATTTGAATGATTCTGCTACTGCTAGCTTATTCCCTTATTGTTGGGCTAATGATCTAACTCGTTTGGCTAATGAGGGATTATTCTTTTTAGCAAATTATAATCACAAAGCTCCTAACCATCTATCAACCTTCTTAGATGATACTATCGAGTTTATCTCCTTCCTAAGCAATCGACAGTCTGGAGCTGTTGGTATTCCAAATGTGATCGTGTGGTCTTATTATTTCTGGAAAAAGGACGTGGCGAGTGGATACTTCATGAAGGATCCTACTTATTATTTAAAGCAGTGTTTCCAGAAATTCATTTATAGATTAAACCAGCCTTTCTTACGAATTGACCAAGCTGCGTTTACGAACGTTTCCATCTTCGATAGACCTTATTTAGAGTCTTTGTTTGGTGGTATGGAATTTCCAGATGGTAGCTTTGCAATTGATCAGATTGAAGATATCATTGAGTGTCAGAAGTTATTTATGGAAGTGGTGGCTGAGATTCGTTCTGAGAATATGTTCACCTTCCCAGTATTAACTTTCTCTTTGTTATATAAAGATGGCCAGTTTGTGGATCAGGAATTTGCAAGATGGGCAAGTGACCACAATATGAAGTGGATGGATTCTAACTTCTTCTGCTCTGATAATGTTGGAGTCCTATCGAACTGTTGTAGGCTGCTGAGTGATACGAGTAAATTGGATGCCTTCATTAACTCAATCGGTGGTACAGCTTTATCAGTTGGTTCTTGTCGAGTTAGTACGATCAACCTAGTTCGTATTGCATATGAAGCCTTGCAGTATGATAAACCTGAGAAGGAAGTTCCAACAGATAAGGCTAAGAGAAGGTATCTGGAGCTCTTACGTGACCGTGTTACATTAAATTGCAAAGCCCTATATTCGATGCGTCATATTTTGGAACGTAATATTGAAAAGGGCTTGCTGCCTAATTATCAAGAGGGAGCTGTTGAGTTTGATAAGCAGTTCTGCACTATTGGTGGTATAGGTATGTATGAGGTTATGGATCTCTTTGGCTTAATTCAGACAGATGAGTTTGGCTTTAAGTCTTACTCAGATGAAGCTGTTGAATTTGCTACAGCCATCTTAGATACTATGAATGATGTCAAGGATCATTTTGAATGTAACTTCACATTTAACATTGAAATGATTCCAGCAGAAAATTGTGCTGGTGTCATCTGTCAAGCAGATAACTTACTGTATGAACAAGATAAGTACTACATTTATTCGAATCAGTGGATCCCTCTTAAAGAAAAGTGCACTATTCAAGAAAAATGTAAATTAGGTAATTTGTTTGATAAGAAATGTGGTGGCGGATGTATCGCTCATATTAATATTGAAAATAGATTTGCTACTAAGGATGAAGCTTGGGATATGTTGAACTATGTAGCAAGTCAAGGTGTTATCTACTTTGCTTTCAATGGAAAGATTAATGTATGTGAAGATCGTCATGCATTCATTGGTACCAAGACTTGTCCAGTTTGTGGTAAGCCAATTGCAGATACCTTCACTCGAGTGGTAGGTTTCTATACACCTACAAGTTCTTTCCAGAAAATTCGTAAACAAGAGTTTACAGAACGTAAGTGGTATAATGTTTTAAATCATGATGCAATCATGTAAAGGAGAATACTTTGGCAACTAAATCGGTTAATGTTTTAGTCACCAATCTACGCTTACGCGAGACCCCTTCCTTAACGGGAAGAGTTTTAGGATATGCAACAAAAGGAGTGCACAGCTATACTGAGGTAGTATCTGTGCCTCCTTATTTTTGATATCACATTGAGGGTGGCTATATCGCAAATGTTGAGGGAGCTGTTGTAGAAGTGGCTCTCCCTGAACCAGCTGCAGAAGATCCAACTCGAGATCAGGTGTATGTGGGAGATGTAGCTTTAAGTATTCGAGCTCAGGCTACAACCACTGCAGAACGCTTAGGTTTGTGTGTTCGAAATGCTTACTATAACGTTCTCGGGATTCAGGAGCATTTAGATTATACTTGGTATCAGATTGGTGCTGGAGCTTGGGTTGCAGGTATTGAGGAACTGATCTTCTACCCTGCTGGTGGTTCACACGCTGGTCAACAGTTGAAGAAGGATATTGAGGCCCTACAGAAATCTTTAGATCAGGTGGTCACTCATGTTGCCAAAAATGTTGGTCAAGAGTATTATGAAGAGCTGGATGAGCAGGTCACTCAGATGCAGCAGTATATTGACCAGCACTTTGATTTCTATCCTTATGATTATGTTGATAATAAGGAGTATGATGAAATCGATTTGCTCTACACAGCTGACGTTCACGGAGCTTGGGTTGGTTATGATGAGGATGGTAACTATTTAGATCCAATCTTTAACTATGATGATCTTTCGACCTATCGAGCTAAGTTAGCAGAGCATAACATTAAAGCTCTTCTGGTAGATTGTGGTGATTGGTCTCGACCTTGTCGAGTCTATACAGATTATGTCAACACAGGCGAGATGGTTTCTGCGACTCAGATGAATGCGAAAGGTTATTTTGCTGGAGTGTATGGTAATCACGAGTGGAAGTGGGGCTCTGAGGAGGAGACCACAAACATCTTAAGCAAGTTTAAAAACTTAACAGTTTGCAATATGTTTAAGAATGGTAAATTGGTATATAAGCCTTATCGTACTGCCAAGATTGGGTCTAAGAAGATTGGTGTGATCGGTATTGGTTATCCATCCCCAAATGGTCAAGGCTCTTACAGTGATGGAGTTTGGTCCTATGGTAGTTATCAATTTTATGATGATCAAAAATTATTCGACCAGGTACAGAAGTGTATTAATGAATTGAAGGCCGAAGGTTTTGATTATATTGTTGCTATCTGTCATATGTGCAAATCTACTTATGAGTCGGATGGACGATATGTTGCACGTACAGATTCTTTAATTCAGAATACTTCTGGATTAACAGCTGTGCTGCAAGGTCATTACAACTTTGCTACTAATGCTGAATCGATTGCAGATAAGTCTGGTCGACCAGTATTATTAGCTCATGAGTCGGGAGCTAATATGAATAGTTTTGGACGCCTGCAGCTGAAAGGGACCAAAGTCTCTTCGTACTTATTAGATGAGCGATCTGATTTAAATGTGATATAAGGAGGAGCGATGAAGGAAAAATGTGCACTGTGCGGCAAGCCCGCTCGCTATATTTCTTATAAGTTTATTTCCCCTCTGTGTGAAGACTGTGCACAGAAGGAGGCCCAGCGCTTAGGAGCGTTACGAGGGCAGGTTCACGTAGAGGTAGATGACTACTATACTGAACCTTGCGAGGAAATGACTAATGTGGTTAAGTCCTTCACAACATCACAGGTGGAGGGTTAGATGAAGCTTCGAGGTTTAATTGATGAAGACTTTACCCAGTATAAAAAGCCCTCAATGTTTCTGATTGCTCCTTATTGCAATTTTAAGTGCTGCCTAGAGGCAGGTAATAAGATATGTCAGAATATGGAGGTCGTTAAAGATCCTATTATTGAGATTTATAATGGTCGATTAATTGATAGGTATTTGAGCAATCCAATAACCAAGGCAATCGTGTTTGGGGGTCTTGAACCCATGGATTCTTTTGAAGAGGTTTATGAGTTCATTGATGCTTTGAGATTTGAGTATAGTTGCTTTGATGATGTAGTTATTTATACAGGTTATAATGCTGATGAGATTATTGATCAGTGGATGAGATTATCTAAATTTGATAATGTGATAATTAAATTTGGACGGTTTGTTCCAGATCAACCCAGCCACTTTGACGAGGTGCTTGGAGTCGAGTTGGCAAGTCCAAATCAGTATGCTATTAAATTATAATAAGAGTGAAGAAGTTCAACTTAGGTTGTCTTCTTCATTTTTTTAACCTATAATAGTTGCAGAAAGGATTGGTGAGTGATATGACCAAAGAACAATTTTTCGAATTGCCAGTAAGTGAGCGCAAGCGTTTAATTGGTGCAGCCCATGGATACTACCTGTCAGATTTTAACGAAGATTTAAAGAAGGTAGAATCTGAAGAGGTTCGTGAGTTTATTGCTATGTGCATTCGTGAACGTAATGCTTATGCAGCAGTCGAGGCTACTTTAATTTAATGCTAGAAGATGTAAAGAAAAGTTATTTGCGCTGTGCCAACGTCATACCCAACTGGACACATTTGACAGTGACTCAGTTAGCAGATGGATACATTGATACTCCTAATCCCTCTATGAAGAGTGCCTACTTTGCTGCCTTGATGTGTCAGTATTGGTATCAAATTCGAGTCTTAGATAAAAAGAATAAAGGGTCTGATATTCCAATTGAAGAATGCTATGGTTGGGTGATTGAAGGGATTCAGAGAGCTTTAGGAGCTCGTTGGGGTCAAAGGTGGAGACGTCCAGGAAATAAATTGTATGGAGATCCAAATGCAGTGGACAAGGCAATTAAGCGCTGCATTCTTTCAGTACGTGCTGGCTACTATCAGGATGCCAATCGACTGAAGCGCAAGGCTAATTATGCGACCGAGAGTCTAGAACAAAAGTGCGACGAGTATGGGGATTATTATCTGAATGAGGAAGAGACTACCCCTGCTTACAGTTCTTCTTTAGATTCGTGTTATAATTTGATTCAAGAGAAGTTTCAGGAAGGAGCTCTACTGGAGGCTCTCATTCTAGATGAAATTTGCTATCAAGACTGCTTTAAGGAGGGTCGATTAAATCGTCGAAAGGTAGTTGCTGATTTGCGTAATTTGAACGATAATTATATCAAATACTTAATTCAGCGATACGGAGTCTCCCAGCATCAAATTCAGAAGGCACAAACTCAATTAGCAGAAATGTCTAATCCAAGTATTTATCGTCGCTTCGATCGTTTGATTAAGCATTTGCAAAGTTCGGGAGGACTACGCTAAATGCTGTTAGACTTAATTGATACAAATAACTATGCCTCTTACAATATCCGACTAGCTCAAATTCTTGGCTTGGAAGCAGCTGTATATTGTAACCAACTATTAACTATTCAAAACAAAGCCTTAAGAAAGAATCGTTTGGCTGATGGGTTTGTTTGCTTAGATCGTGACTATATTCAAAGACAGACTACCTTATCTTTAGATCGTCAAATTGCTCTCGACTTACAGTTGGAACAGATTGGGGTGATGCAGCGTCAGCCAGAAGACAACAACAAGATTCTTCTACAGGTTGAAGCTTTAGGAGGTTTAATTACTGATGAGGCAGATCTTGACCTTCAGGCCAAGTTGAGCGAAGCTATAGAGAGCAAGTGGCAGAAGAAGAAGGCTCGTTTAGAAGCTAAGGAAGCAAAGCAGCAGGCTATCAAAACTCAGTTACTGCAGAGCTTAGGATGTCGCAATGTAGAGCTTCAGGCAGCGTTGGGAAATTGGATTGATGCAATTAATCAGAATCCTAAAGTACCTCCAGTAAATAAAGCTACCTTACGAACTTTTTATGATACTGTAAATGGGTATACTCAAGGAGCTGATCTTGATCAAGCTTTAAAGATCATTCAGATTGCCACAGCTTATAGTTGGCGAGATGCTCGTTGGGCCATTGATCGATATGAGCAAGCTCAGCAAGCACAGGCTGTGCAGTATAAACCAGGAGCAGGGCAGATAGGAGGCAAGTATTAGTGCTATATGACACTTATTTAAATCAATCGCAGATTCCACCACGCTACCGTGAGGAGATCCAATTACGACCTGAACCAGAAGATCTCGAGGCTTATGAGACTTTGGATCAGATTAGACAAAATATTTTTCTTTGGGTAAAGCAGGGACAAAATTTATTGCTCTGCTCTCCTTATGTGGGGAATGGTAAGACCACTTGGGCTACCAAATTGCTCAAAGCCTATTTGCATGAGGTGGAGCAATTTTATTTTGAAGAAGCGCCTGCCTTGTTTATTAATGTTACTTGCTTCTTGAATGAAAAGCGTTTGGCCATTTCGGATCCTACGCGTTTGAGTAAAGTGAATGAGCTCGAGCGTCAGATCCTTAATGCTAAGGTAGTGGTTTTTGATGACTTGGGAGTGAAGGATCTGTCAGCCTATGATGCTAACAATCTTTACTATTGGATTGACTATCGCACAGTCTCTCAGAAGTCATGCATCTTTACTTCGAACCTCCTGCCTGCTCAACTTTTCACTTTGTTGGATCCTCGTTTATATGATCGAGTTGTGAACTATTCGCAGGTTGTCGTTTTTAATGGAGGTAGTCAGCGATCTCCAGTTGTATCCTCTTCCATAAAATAGGATAATATAGGTGAGGAGGAATAGATATGTCTACATATAGAGATGAAGCTACCAATTTAGATTTTGAAGGTGAATTAATTACGAGTGCTCAGAAGGCTATTAGAGCAAAGTGTCTTGACTGCTGCTGTGGTCAGAAGGAAGAAGTAAAGCTCTGCACCAGCAACAGTTGCCCATTATGGCCGTTCCGTTCTGGTAAGAATCCTTATAAGAAGAAAAAGGAATTCACAGAAGAGCAGCTGGAGGAGCGTAGAGCTCGTATGAAAAAATTACATGCCGCAAAGAAGGCCAAGGCAGCTTTATAGAGCTGCCTTGTAATGTATATAGGATTACCGAGGTCAATTGATGATTCAATTACAGTGTTTAAATTATATTCTGCAAACAAAGAGCAGTTCTTTTTTAACTGTCAATAATCTCAGCAGTGAATATTTTTCTGATTATCCAAAGGAGTATGCCTATATTCAGCAGCATATTGCTACTTATGGCAATGTACCTGATTTAGAAACCTTCTTATCCAACTTTCCTCATTTTGAAGTCATTCAAGTTTCAGAAAGCGAATCTTATCTTTTAAAGACTTTACAAGAAGATCGTAATACAAGGTATTTGGCTTCTTCATTTAACAAGGTGAGAGACTTAATCATGAGTGATCGCACTGAAGAGGCAATTCAAGTTTATAAGAATGCTTACGAGGGACTGGAGACAAGTTCATCGATCACTAGTGTTGATATTACTAAAGACGTTTCACGGTATGATGCATATATTGAACGAACGCGAAGCTTTGAAAAGTTCTATATCTCTACAGGCCTCCCAGAATTGGATAATATTATTGGAGGTTGGGATCGTCAAGAAGAACTGGCAACCATTGTTGCTCGTACTAATATGGGTAAGTCTTGGATGCTGTTAAACTTTGCAAAGGCTGCAGTAGAGCAAGGCTTAAATGTAGGATTGTATTCAGGAGAAATGTCCGAACGTAAAGTAGGTTATCGTTTTGATACCCTATTAGGGCATATCTCTAACGGAGGCTTAATTCATGGCAATGAGAATGTGCAGAATGAATATAAGCGTTACATTGATTCTCTACCCACTAGGTTAAAGGGATCCTTAAAGGTTCTGACTCCAAATATGATTAATGGGCCAGCAGGGGTATCCGCTTTACGAGCCTTTATTGAGAAGGAGCACTTGGATATTTTATTTGTTGACCAGCATTCATTATTAGAGGACGATCGTAAGGCTAAGAATCCAGTTGAGAAGGCAGCAAACATTTCTCGAGACTTAAAGAATCTTCAAGTGATGAAGAAGATTCCAATTATTAGTGCATCTCAGCAGAATCGTAATTCGACAGAGAATGGTATTGGTACTGAGCACATTGCACAATCAGATAGAATCTCTCAAGATAGTACAATTATCCTAGCTCTAGAGAAAAAGGATAATATTATGAAGGTTCATTTGATCAAGTCGCGTGATAGTGAAAATGGAGCTGTATTGAAGTACCTGGTAGATTTCAATCGTGGTATGTTTACGTATGTACCAGATGGGGACGAACCGGTGACAACAACTACTCCTACTCATATTCCTGCCCCAACTGAAGGGGAGGAGGTTTTTTAAGAGTGGATCTAATTATTGATGGACATTTAATTGATACTCCTATTCGTGAAATCTTAATTCAGATTAAGAGAGAGCTCACAAATGGTAAGTTAGCCGAGATCCTCGATAAGGGAGATAATATTCTTGTTAGCTGTCCTGTGCATAAAGGAGGACACGAAAAGCATGCGAGCTGTGGAATCTACACAGTTCGAGATGGTAATACTGAGTATGGAGCTTATCACTGCTTCACTTGTGGCGAGAGTGGACCTTTATGGAAATTTGTAGCACAATGTTTCGATCAGCCTGAGGCTTTTGGCAAGGAGTGGCTTCTAGAACGATTTGGCAATACACTAGTTAGCTTTAATAGAACCTTATTGCCTATTGAGTTAGAGAAGCCTGCTGAGGAGACTTTGGATGAAAGTATGTTGGAGAACTTTGAGCCTTATCATCCATATTTGGCACAACGAGGAATTTGGGAAGAAACTTGTCAGCGATTTCATATCAAATATGATCCTCAGACGGGATGCATTATCTTTCCGATTTATGATCGCTATGGCACACTTAAGGGACTGACTCGTCGTCGAGTAGCTGATAAGAAGTTCATCAACGATCAGCATTTAGACAAATCAAATATGTTCCTACTCAATAATGTCTTAGCAGATCAAAGTCGAATTTGTGGAGTTGTAGAGAGTCAGTTTAATGCTCTATCAGCTTATCAGTGGGGGCTGCCTTGTATCGCAATGTTGGGAGCTGGTACAACAGAGCGACAGATGGAAGTTTTAAATAGCACCCCCATTCGTACCTACGTTTTAATGTATGATAATGATGCAGCGGGTCGACATGGTGCAGCTCGCTTCAAAAAATTTATACGTAAAGACGTATTTATAATAGATGTGCTCCTTCCTGAGGGGAAGGACGTTAATGATCTTACCCAAGATGAGTTCTATCAATTATTGGATTCCTATGGGTTGAAATATAAAGAAGAAGAGTAGACAATAGTCTCGAAAGGAAAAGTATTTATGGCAAGAATTGATTTTAATAGTTATAACAATTTTCAGAGTGGAAACACAACTAACTTTCCACGAGTCAGTTTTTTCTCATTAAGCAATGATGGAGACGAAGCTATTGTTCGTTTCCCATATGCTAGTCCAGAGGAGTTCGATCTGGATGCTGTTCACACAGTTAAGGTAGGTAATGCCTTTAAGAAGGTATCTTGCTTGAGAACTGCTCGAGAACCGCTGGAACTCTGTCCGTTCTGTGCAAGAGGTGGAGAATCTCAGTCGAAGGTTTCTTTGAGATTCTTCTGTAAGATGATTCGCTATACTCAAGATGAAACTGGTGCTATCGTTGCACAGCCTTGTGTCTGGGATAGACCTGCTGCTCTGTCCAAAACTCTTAAGAGTTATATGGATGACTATGGAGATTTAAGAGGAGTCTTATTCAAGATCAAGAGACATGGAGCAAAGGGTGATCAGAATACGACATATGACATTTTACCTGCTAATCAAGCAGTTTATAAGCCAGAGGTTTATGTACCAGATTTTAGTGGTTTTGATAACTTTGATCTATCTTATTTCTTCTGCTTAAAGAAGAACGCTGATGAGATGAATGCATATCTTAACACTGGGACTTTCCCAGAAAGAGCTCGCACTGCAGCTCCACGCGTTATGGCTACATCTCCAGTTACCTCACCAATGGCGTCATCTGTAGCAGCCCCTGCACCTCAAGTTCAGGCTACTGCAGCTCCAGTAGTGGGTGGTGGAACATTCGAAACTTATGAACCAATGGCTGAGCCTTGGGCTCCAGCAGGTCAGGCAGCTCCAACAGAGACTCCTGCTGCTGCACCAAGACCTCGTAGATATATTTACTAGAATATAGTATAATGTGGGATGGTATTGAGCCAGTAGGAGGTGTGTATATGGCAGATGAAATTAAAAGAGAAGGTCATTTAGCTAATTCTTCGTACTATGATGCTGGAGGAGTTAGTGTTTTAGATATCTGGAAGAGTAAGATGTCTAAAGAAGAATTCGAAGGACTCTGCAAGGGTATGATTATTAAATATATCTGCAGAGCTGGAGTAAAGGATCCAACTAAGGAAGTTGAAGACTTAAAGAAGACTAAACAGTACTTAGAATGGCTGATTGAATCAAAGGAG